TCACTGCAGAGCAGTTTGCAGATCGTACTCGTACAGATGACAAGAACGCACAGCATAAGCTGCTTGGCCTGATTGTCAACCTGGCTGACTACTCTCTCGGCGCTACCAAAGGCGGTGAGATTACTCACTTCACTCAGTTTGACATTGACTTCAACCAGCAGAAGAGCCTCCTGGAGACTCGCTGCTCCGGCGCTCTGACCAGAGTATATTCTGCGATCGCAATCGAGGAGCCCGTTACTACTGAGCCCTAATCGGAGGTGGTTGAATGAATAAAACGAAGAAAGACGCATTGAAAGCCATTCTTTCTGCGTTTGGTCAGACCACTACTGAAAAGACCGAAAAAGGTCTTCTTTTTCAGATTTCGGACGCATTCCAGGCGGCTACAGAGGACGGTACTATTATCATCAATGTTATCGAACTTCCAGAAGTAACCAGCGCTGATAACGGTAAAGTCCTCGGTGTTATTAACGGCAAATGGGCTGTTAAAGACATGAGTCATTTCATTCATGACGGAATGGAAGAAACCTGATTCAGTAAATCAAAGGGGAATTCAAAATGAGTAAATATTTTGGAAAAATCGGCTACGGTGTAAGTGAGGAAACCAGACCGGGTGTCTATGTACAAGAGATAGTCGAGAAGGATTATTATGGAGATATCGTGCGGAATACTCGCCGTTTAGAAAACGGTGGAAAGGTCAACGACGATCTGAATATTAACATGACCCTCAGTATCGTAGCCGACCCCTTTGCATATCAGAATTTTCATCAGCTTAAATACGCGGAATACATGGGATCCAAATGGGAAGCGACGTCGGTTGAAGTTCAGTATCCGCGGCTGATTATTACATTAGGGGGTGTATACAATGGCGAAGATGCTGAATGATCGTCTAGTTTTGCATGAGCTTTTTTGCAAAATACTTGGAAGCAGAAACGTATATTTTCAACCTCCAGAATCGGTAAAGATGAAGTATCCGGCAATTCGGTATAGCCGTGACGACATTGACAATGTATCCGCCGACAACGTTGTATACAAACAAACCGTGTCATATATGATAACTGTGATTGACAGAAATCCGGACAGTGAAATTGTTGAACGCGTTTCACAAATACCACATATCAGATATGACAGACATTATGTTTCTGATAATTTAAATCACGATGTATTCACACTTTATATGTAAGGAGAAACAACTATGGCTAAACTTGTATGGGACCAGGTTGGCAAAAAAGTATGGGAAACCGGTGTAGATCGCACTGTTCTGTTTCCAATGAATGCTGAGGGAACACACGATGCTGGTGTTGCCTGGAGCGGTATTACGGCGATCAATGAGTCTCCGTCCGGTGCAGAGCCTACAAAGATCTATGCTGATAACATCGTTTACGGTGTTCTTATGAGTCCTGAAGAGGACGCTCTTACTGTTGAGGCATTCACTTATCCTGATGAGTATGCCGCGTGCATTGGTGAGGCTGAGGTCGGAACCGGTGCTGTTATTAAACAGCAGAATCACAAGCATTTTGGTCTGGCGTATCGCACAATGCTTGGGAATGACACAGTCGGCACCGAACACGGCTATAAGATTCATATTTTCTGGGATTGCATTGCCGGTGCTTCTGAGGACAGCAACTCTACTATTAATGACAGCCCCGAGCAGAAAACCTTCTCTTGGTCTGTCACTACGTTGCCCGTGCCTGCCGATGGATACCAGCCCACAGCGTCTATGGTGCTGGATTCTACGAAAGTTCCTAAAGCAAAACTTGACCAGATCGAAGAGCTTCTGTACGGAACTGATGGCGAAGGCGATGCGGCGAAGGTTTCTTCTCTTCCTTCGTTTGCACAGCTGAAGGCGATCCTTAAGGCCTCTTAAAGATTTGACGATGTTTTAGACTCTAACAACAACTTCGTGTTAGATTCTAAAAAACGAGAGAATAAAGGCGTGGGTATATAAAGCGCCTTGATACCATGGGCTACTCCGAGCAAAATCTGAGTAGCCTTTTCTTTTTACAAAGGAGATTACTATGATTAGCAGAACAATTAAGTATGTCGATTATAATGGCGTTGAGAAAATTGGAGAATACTGGTTTAACATGTCCAGAGCCGATCTCATGGATCTTGAAACTAAGAACGGTGGAGGCTGGTTTGACCGCATGAAAGCTCTCATCGGTGAACAGAATGCAAGCGAAGCATGGAATATGATCCGTGAGTTTGTCGACGACGCGTATGGCGTAAAAACCGAAGATGGCCGATTTGATAAAGATCCTATCCACCTTAAGAAATTTAAGCAGTCTGAGGCATATTCAGAATTTATTTGGCATTTTGTAGAGCATCCGAATGAGTTTGCTGATTTTGTAAACGGCATTGTCTCTTCTGTAGCAAAGAGAGTAGACGCAATTGACGTTGAATCTGAGATCGCCAAGGCCCAGGCCGGCGGACAAGGTAGGGTGATGAACTTTGTTACACCTTCGAATCCCTGAGCGGGATCTTTGGGACCCTATAAAAGAAATATTCATACATGTGGACGGAGCGGAAATCGATCTTGAACATTCTCTTGAAGCGGTTTCAAAATGGGAATCAAAATGGCATATTCCATTTCATGACGATAGAAAACAAAAGACTTTGGAGCAGAATATTGATTATATCAGATGCATGACAATAACCGAGGGAGTTAATCCAGATGTATATTTGTATTTAACCGAACAAAATATTAAGGATGTTGTCGACTATATAAGCGATTCTGCTACCGCTACATGGTTCAGTGATACTGGTCGTAAGACTGGAAAACGAGAAATAATAACTGCAGAGATTATTTATTATTGGATGGCCTCGTATAACATTCCGGAATCTTATCAGAGATGGCATTTAAATAAACTCATGGCTTTACTTAGAGTTGCTGCTGAAAAGAATAATCCGGATAAGAATAAGAACAAAGCACTTTCCGCATCTCAGAGAAGAGCGTTAAATGCTGCTCGTAGAAAGCAGTTCAAAACAAAAGGATAAACATGATAACACTTGAAAGCCTTGGCGATTATGCCGAGTTAAAGAACTATTTAATTAGGTTACTGAAGGGCGACAAATTTGCTTTGTTGGACAAGTACGGTCGAATCGGTGTTAAGATGCTTCATGACGCTACTCCGGTTGACAGCGGAAAAACTGCAAACTCCTGGTCTTATAGGGTTGAGCGTAAGGGCGATCAATGGTACTTATGGTTTGAAAATTCTAACATCAACAAAGGTGTTCCAATCGCCCTTATACTTCAATACGGTCACGGAACTGGAACTGGCGGATGGGTCGAAGGGCGAGACTATATTAATCCCGTTATTCGACCCATATATAGAAAAATACTGGATGAAATTAGGACCGGTTTATTTGAGTCTGGTTTTAGTTCATTTACATAACAAATAGAGGAGTTCTGTGTAATGGGACGAACGATAGATGAAAATGTTGCCGTATTACGGTTTGACAATAAATCATTTGAAGCTAACGTGCAGACTTCTCTTGGCACGTTGGAAAAGCTCAAAAAGGCTTTACAGTTTAAGGGACACGATAAAGCCTTTACAGAAATAGAGGTTGCTTCGAGGAGCATCAGCTTTTCTAAGCTTGCAGAAAGCATTTATAATATCGAGAGCCGTTTTTCTACACTTGGAATTGTCGGGTTGACAATTATTCAGGACTTGACGAGAACCATAGAAGGCTTCATTACCGGAGCATTGCGTGGGCTAGAGCTGGCGCTTGATGGGATATTTACTAAAATTTATGAGGGCGGTAAACGAAGAGCGCTTAACATTGAGCAGGCAAGGTTTTTGCTTAATGGTTTGATCAGCGATAGTAAAGAAGTCGATAAGATCATGACCATTGCTCAGGAGTCTGTTAATGAAACAGCGTACGGACTTGATGAGGCTGCTCTAGCAGCGTCGAACCTTGTCGCTTCTGGTGTAGAAGCAGGTGACTCTTTGGAAAAAGCGTTGGCCGGTATTGCCGGTCTTGCGGCTACAACCAGTTCCGACTATCAGGGAATAGCTCAGATATTTAGTCAGATATCGAGTTACGGCAAGGTTATGAGCAACGATTACCTCCAGTTGTCAACCAGAGGTGTCAATGCAACGGCAGTACTTGCTGACTACTTTAATAAGGTTAACGAAGGAACTGTTGACGCGAGTGATTCTGTTAAACAGTTAATCGCAGATCTTACGAAAGGCGCCAAAGTAACCGAAGGTGATATCACTGATCTTACTAGAAAGGGAGTAATCACCTTCGAATTGTTCTCTTCCGCCATGAGTGAAAAATTTGGAGCTCATGCGAAAGATGCCAATAAAACTCTCACTGGAGTTCTTAGCAACGTTAACGCGAGATTTTCTCAGATTGGCGCTAAATTTATTCAGCCATTAGTGGAACAAGAGGGTCCGCTTGTAAAATTCTTTAATACAGTCAAAGACAAACTTGCTGAAATTAGAGACCAATTAGACCCACTTGCCAATTTGTTTGATGGAACAGTTATTAAGGGACTGGAAATAGCCGGGTCCTATATAGATAAGATTGACGTCAATAAGATATTTGGAAAGTTTAACCCTTTTCTTGATAAGATTAATTCTTTTCTGTTTCCGTCTATCGGAAAAGATACGATTAAGGAGCTTGGTCTTTCTGAAGACGGTTTAAATAGTTTTAAAAAAGCTCTGAAACAGACTGCAAAAGAGCACAATATCGACGTTGACGGAATGAAAAAGAAAGAGGAGTCGTTCTGGGACACCCTTGATAAGGGGTGGTTAACGGCCGATCTATTAACCGAAGCTGTTAAAAAATTAAGCGGCGCGGAAGAAGAAAACGCGACCAAAACCGGTACGGCTGTCGATAAATTAAAAGAATTAGCCAATCTTGTTATTCGTGGAGATTTTGGGGATGGCGCTGAGCGATTTGCAAAGCTGTCAGAGATTGTGGAAGATCCTCAGAAAGTTCAGGATTTGGTTAATAAAATTCATGAGTTAGCCGGAGGGACTTGGAAATACGATGACGCGACGGTGCAAGCGGCCGCAGACGCGCTTGGACTTGGCGACGTACTGTCGAAAGTTTCGAAATTCAGCGATAAAGACAAGAAGGCGTTAGAAGATCTTGTTAATAGCGCAAAAGATGTAGAGTCTCCTTTTGAGCGTCTTACCGACATTATTGATAGCTTATATGGTAAATTTCTTTCTTTTTTAAAGATAATTCAAAATGTAGCAAAAAATGTTAAGAATCTCGGCGGAGCAATAAAAGACGGTTTTCTTGATGTATTCGGAGATTCGATCCCAGATTTCGATACTGTTAAGTCGTCTTTAGCAAGCGGACTTAGTGCTATAAGCAATTTTCTCAAAACGTTCACCATAGATGAGCATAGATTAGAGCAGGTTAAAAGAATTTTTAGGGGAATATTCTCGATTGCAAAGATTGTTGTAGAGTTTGTTTCTACTATTTTTGGAAGACTGCTTCCTGCATTTTTCAAGGATGGTTTGAGCGGGGCAGATAGTATTATTGAAGTTATTGCGGTTATTGCTGATAAAATTTATGAATTTGCGAAAAACTTTGAAATCTCTGAAGAAACAGTAAATAAGGTAATAGATGTAATAAAAGGCATTATATCGATTGTATCTATAGCGTTTTCTGTTGTTTCGAACTTTGTTAGAAAAGCTTACGGTCCGTTTATGAATGGATTGTCCGCTGTGGTGGAATTTATTTCAGGCTTTGTTCTCGATAAATTGAGCACAATAGGTGACATTTTCACAAAGCTTAAAGAGAAGTTTAAAGATGGCGAAACAATTCAAAATGAGATTCATAAATTGGTAGATGCGTTCAAAAATCTGTCAATTCCTAAATCCTTTACGGAGTTCGTGGAAAATCTTAAGATGCCGAAGGCTTTCGAAGATTTTTTTGAACGATTAAAATCAATTGGGGACACTTCAAAGAAAATTGATACTGCTAATATATCAAGCGTATTAACAACGATTTACGATAGTGTTAAACGTTTTCTTGACGATTTTCTAACTATAGATTTTATTGCTCCTATTGTCGCACTATATTTGCTATATAGGTTGATTAATGGCATTTCTAAGCTTTTAAAGACCGCTAAGTCTATACCAGATGCCGTTGCTGACTTTATTAATAAAGTTGGTAAAATTCCGGAGACACTTGGCGGAATGTTTGATGAGATCGGTAAGCTTGCTAAAAAGATAGGAAATGCTTCGATGATTTTTGCGATTGCCTATGCTTTTGTTGGCATGGCGAAAGCTGTCATGTTGCTTAGTCAAATAAAACCGGAGGGATTGAAGCAGGCCATTGTACTGACTTTCTTAATAACTGGTGCTATTATCGGTATGTATGCTGCGATTGCTGCTATATCGGCAAAAGCTAAGATGAACCCTTCATTAGAAGCTATAGCGTTTGTTGTTTTATCGGCACGAGCGTTTGTGGATATGGCTCGTGCTATACAGAAACTTGAGGGTATAGACATTGGAAAAATTGTTGCGACTATAGGCATGATGTCTTTT